ATCATGAACGTACTGCCAAAGCTGAGTTCATGGCGCTCATCCAAAGTCGCATCTAAAAGAACCCTTGAAATTCTAGCGAAAGGTCTATATAATATGTATAAGAGCAAAACAATTGAAGAACTAGAAAAGCAGTGTTTGGAAGATAGCCAGAGGTGGTTCGGTGATCAAGCAGCTTCCAGGAGCCTTCCTCACTTCGCTCTTGCCATGGCTGGCGAAGTTGGTGAGTTTTGCAACATCGTCAAGAAGGTTGATCGAGGCTCGCTCCAATTCGGTGATGCTACTGTCCGTCATGAACTAGCTATGGAGCTTACTGATGTCTTTGTCTACATGCTTAACATTGCAGGCATGATGCAGATCGACTTGGCTAAGACTTACGAGCTTGTTCGCAACCAAAACGAAATTCGATTCATGCAAGAACGTCAGATCAGGGAAAAGGGTTAATATGAATATCAATTCAGTCGAACCGAATGATGAGCCTACGCCAGAACAAGTTGAAGAGTACGAACTACTTCAGGTAATGAATGAATATAGCGATCAGTTCTGGGAGCTAGCTGCTAAGCGTCACGAAGAAGGTGCTGCAGAGTATGGTCAGTTTACCTTCTTGGCAAACGATGTAGTAAGGATGATGGCAGAAGAACTTGCTGACACTGTTAACTACTGTCGCATGCAATTCATTAAGCTCATGCTCATCAATAACCTGTTGGTTGAGCAAGTAGAAGAGGCTGGCTTGAGCGATAGGATGGAAGAAGTTGGTATTGGTGTTAAAGCCTTCAAAGGTACTAAAGCAGGATGGGAAGATGGCAAATGAGAGAAACTGAAGAGTATAGGACAGTTGACTTGGAAGTCATTAAGCAGAGGTTGATTAGTGACAATAAGATGCAAAACGTAGTAGTCATTATGTTTGCCTTCTTTTTGTTTCTATTCTTCTTTATCTGGTCGCTCACGTGGATTGGTGTTATCTAATGCAGCTTGCACTCATTCCTCCCTTTAGTCGTCTCTCTGATACTTACCATACTAAGTATCAGTTGGCTTTGGCACATCTGTTGCAAGACTTCGAAGTCAATTCTGCATACTGTGAAACGTATCTGCAACATAGCGAAGATTCTGATGCATATGTTATTCTCGATAATGGCGCATTTGAAGGTAGCCTCGTTGGTGCCACCGATCTTATTAGCCTAGCCAATACTTATGGTGTCAATGAAGTCGTCATTCCTGACACTATGAAGAATGAACGAGAAACTCGTGAGCTAGCTAGACTATTTCAAACTATGGCTGCAGACAATCTTGCACCAGGAATCAAGCTTATGTTTGTAGCACAGGGCCATTCTCAGTTCGAGATGGACATGTCAGTAGCTTGGGCTGTAAATCAGCCTTGGATTGGTACTATTGCACTTCCTCGTCATACTCTTGAAACGTGCAAAACTCTTAACGCCCGCCTCGAGCTAGCTTCTTGGATCGCAGACAATAGTGATAAGGAAATTCACTTCTTAGGAGCATCCCCCCTGTGGACTACTGAATTCATAGAGGCGCGCAATTCGGGTATCATCCGAGGTATGGATACGTCGATGCCTTACGTGTATGGCTATCATGAGAAGGTTTTGCCTAGTAATGAGATTCTTAATCGTCCTGATAACTACTTTGAAGTTGATATGGATGAGATGCAGCATCACATTACACTTCGTAACGTTATAATGATGGTAGATGATGTATATGACCTTTAGTATTGCAGATGCCGAGGCCCTAGGAGCCAATTGTAGTGAATGCCCTCTTCGAGGTAGCTTTAACGGCGTACCTAGCACCATTGGCGCTGGTGATATTGCTTTTGTCGGCGAGGCTCCGGGAATTCAAGAAGCAAGAGCTGGTAAGGCTTTTATTGGTCCTTCTGGCAAGCTACTCGATCTTGTTTTGTCTCACCACAATATTGATCGTAAGGATGTGACTTTAACTAATGCTTGCCTTTGCCGTCCACCCGATGGCGGCGCTCCGCCAAAAGCTGCTATCGAAGCTTGTCGTGAACGAGTTATACATGAGACGGCTCAATCGAGAACCATTGTGGCGTTGGGCAATTCAGCTGCGCAATCACTCCTCGGAATGGAGGGCATCATGCGACTTAGAGTTGGGCCCGGAAAGACGAGTAAGTTCGCTGGGTTGGAGGGTAAGCGGATCATTCCAACTGTCCATCCCGCAGCATGCCTTCGTCAGTCGGATATGTTCCCGAGTTTGGTTACGGATGTTGGAAAGATTGAAGGTGTTGTAGATGCTTACACACCTCCAGAGTGGCGACTGCTCGATGACCCTTTGGACACTATCAGGCAGCTCAGCGAGTATGGACGCCGAGGCGAACCTTTGGTTGTCGATATCGAAGTCGACATTGAAAAAGATACAGCCTACGACCATCCCAATCACTATGAACTCCTCTGCATCGGCCTTGGGAATGCTACTGACGGGATTAGCGTTATCTCTCAAGATATGTGTGCACGAGAAGATGTTCGAGCTACGCTCGGGGAAACCCTCAATAGATGCCCACTCGTTGCTCAGAATGGAATGTTCGACCTCGCAGGACTCTATCCCGTCGTAGGTCCTCTCAAACTATGGTTTGATACTATGCTCGCTTCGTATTGTTTGGATGAACGGCCAGGCATTCATGGTTTGAAGCATATGGCAGTTGAATACTTAGGTATGCCAGAATACGATGCAGGTATTGGTAAGTATGTTAAAGGTGCTACACTTCCTGAACTAGAGCAGTATCACGGTTATGGTCGCATTCCTCGTGATGAGTTGTATGAATACAATGCATATGACATCGATGCTACTATGAAGCTGATGCTCCTACAAATACCTAAACTGGAAAAGCTCGACAAGCCTAATTGGTGGGATAAATGGTATCCTGGAGTGCCTTTCAAGTCGCTTCGTGATCTGCATGACTTCCTTGTACAAGATGGACTAGAGCTAATGTATCTTGAATTGAATGGCATTAAGATTGATCGAGCTCGCAATCAAGAATTGACTGAACAATATACTGAAAGCTTGGAAGAGATTAAGGCCAGAATACGAGAAACTCTTTGTGCAGCTACATATCCAGATTACAAAACGTTCAATCCTAATTCGCCTCTACAGGTCAAGAAGGCATTACTGCATATGCACATTGCAGTTAGTGATACTGGCAAAGATACTATTCAACTGGTTAAGGAACGTTTGATTGAGCGTCCTACAGAGTTAGGTACAAGAGACTTTGCACTTGACTATATTGACGATCATCAGGTGTTTAAGAAGGAAGCCAAACTCTTTGGTACGTATGTTAAAGGCATAACGAAGCGTATGTATAACGGTAGGATCTACTCAAGCTACCTACTGCATGGAACGACAACGGGTCGATTGGCTAGTCGTAATCCAAACATGCAAAACATTCCACGCAACTCCCTTATCAAGAATCAGTTCGTTCCTGCAAAACCTGATAACGTCTTTGTACAGGCTGACTACTCTCAAGCAGAAGCACGAGTACTCACTTGGATGGCTCAAGAAGAATACCTTCGTGATATCTTGAACGATCCTGAGCGAGATTTGTTCGACGAACTTACTCCTGGTTTGTATACAGGACAAACCAGAGAGAACAACTCCCCAGAGGCTTGGAAAGAACTTCGCATTCGAGTGAAAGCATTCTTTTACGGTCTTGGCTACGGACGAACGCACTTTACAATTGCATCAGAGTTTAAGATGCCTGAGAAGGAAGCACGACAGCTCAAGACTAACTTCTTTGAGTTGATCCCATCAATTGTTGAGTTTCAGAAGAAGACCAAGGAGCAGGTTAGAAATGGACAAGACCTCATCACACCCTTCGGAAGACATCGTCGCTTTCACCTCATCACCAAAGAAAATTGGGGAAGTATCCAAAACGAGGCACTCGCATTCCTTCCTCAGTCAACTAGTTCTGATCTTTGCCTTCGTGCAATGGCTCGTGTCAGGAGGGATCTATCTGGCAGTGGTGCTTACATCAGGAATATTGTTCACGACTCCATTCTTGTGGATTGTCCTTCCGATATGGCTAATGATATTTCCGTTATGTTGGATAAGCACATGGTTGATTCTGCGCACGAGCTAGTAGGCGACTA